GCTCGCTCAAAGTGCTTGAAGCCATTAGGTGCATCTGTCTTGATAAAGAACGCATCTGTATCAGTCAGGAAGTTGTTAACGACATAACCCTCAGGCAACATACCCATGTTGCGGAGAGCGTTGATATCGTTATCTGCGGTGCCAACACGCATCGTTGATGCCATCAGACGCTCAGCAACAAACTGAAGCGCAGAAGGGATAATCAACTTACGGCCTTGCACAGCAATTTTTAGACCACGCTCATCAATGAACGCCGCGATATCAATCAACGACTGCTCAAGTGATGTTTCGTTAAGGTCTGCTGCGGTGCTGAGCTCATTACGGAACGTACCACCACCATTTGTGGGGTGGTCAGTAGCGCAAAGCTCTTTGCCATCACCGATAGCAAAGGTGCTATCAAATGCGTTGTTAAGAACAGCAGCGGCTTTCACCTGCTTAGTGTTAGACATCGAACGAGCAAGCGCACGGGTATAACGAGAGCTCAGGCGGTCATAAAGGTTATCCTCTACAGCCTCCTCAGTAATCGCAAACGCGAGTGCAATAGTCTCGTGTGTATAACGAGCAGTGAACGATTCGTTCGCAGTATCGAATGAAACTGCTTGGCCTTCACCCTTGACAGGTGCAGCCCCGAATCCTGAAAGCATTACTTCCTCTTCAAAAGCCCGATCCGAAGTTTCGGTTTCAAAGATTTCAGTATGCTGGTTTTCGTAACGGTCATACTCCATACCGAAAAGAGCGTTCAATCCTGGCTCTAGTTCTTTGAGGAGTTGGGATCTTGCAATAGCCATCTCTAGTCCTCCTTAAGCGATGCCAGTGGTTGAAGTATGATGCGGGATATTCAGCTTCACAAGGAGTACAACCCCTGCTGAAGCATAGTCAATCCCAGGAACATCCTTGATACCCACAATCCGGAAGTTATCCGAAGTAGTGGTGGCTCCTGCGCTTGTAACAGAAATCTCACCTGCGGAGATACCGTTAGCATTTTCAGAACCAAAGCCAGTGCCTTCTGCGTTTGAGTGGATCAAAGCAGTTGCCGTTGCAAGGTCAGTCATACCTGCATCAGCTTGACACTCATATACCTGATGGGGATCATCGTATACGAACACAGTCGCTTCTGTGCCAGACTTCAAAGAAGCCGTTCCAGGATATTTATTATCGAAAGTTGGCGTACCGTCGAGTGCAGTGTACTCACACCCTGCCATAACACCTAGGATCGCTACCGAACCACCATCTGCCGCACTTACATCCACGAGACCGTTAGAGAGGGGAATCACCATATCACCTTGATGGATCGCTGATGAGGAACCTGCTACACCCGGAATCTGTACTTTGTAAGGCGTCAAACCCATGGAATTGGCGTTCGAGCCTAGTTTGTTATGAGGACGCAAACCAAAAGGCGAATCAGTATTTGCCATGATTTTAGTCTCCTAACAATTATTCGGAATTGTTTCCGCTTCCGAAGGTTACACGAGATTGCCTCTCAGGTTTACTGATCGGCATGGATGGATGTTGTTCCCTCATAAGGTCATTGTCAACAGCGGTCATTTGATCTCGCGTTGCATTGCGATAATAACTATTGCGCTGTTGTCTGGTCTCTTTGGGGAACCTTGCGAGCACCAAACCGCCTACCCCGATCACTCCGGCATGTTTGCCATCCTGAACAGTTGGGGCTTCAAAATCTGGGTACTCTTCGGCGCGAACAAGTTCAAAGCCTTCGCGTAGGCGAGCAGATAAGTTTTTCTTATCATCGTAGCCCATGACTGATTCACGGATCCAACGATGAACAAATCCCTCTGGAGGATCTGGAGCGTCTAACTGAGACGGTGGACGCCACGGTGTAGCGCGGCTGGTTTTTTCCCTAGTTTGGGATGTGCGTGGGGTTCTTTCGGTCATTACCTTCCTCACGATTCTTGCAGACGCAAAAGCTGTCGTGCATATTGTTCATTAGTTATACCAAGTTTACGAGCGATTGCAACTTGAGATTCCGTCAGCTTCACAGATTTTTTATTTGACCTCTGTGTGGCTCTATTGGCACCCGCCACAGCAGGCCCAGAGCTTCTAGTTTGTTTGTTTCCAAACTTATGGGGGAACTCAGTGCGAATCCGTGTGTCAAGCTCTTGGTAATAATCATCACTCTGTGGGTCAAAACCCTCAGTTTCGACTAAACTTTTATGTATGCTAAAAGCGGTAAGAGTCATCGGTTCATCTGTGCCGAACCATTCGTTTTTATCAGCCCACGCTTGCGCTTTGGGGTCTACTTGTGGCTGAGCTCGCGGTTGTGACTGAGCTGGCCCCGGTTGTTGCACTGGTTGTTCTGCTTGCGCTTCACGCTGACGTTTTACATATGCGAGCCGCTCATTATCTTGCGCTAGTTTTGCCAGTGCTGTTTGTGCTTCAACCTGTGCATCAATATCACCGCGATCAATCGCTTCACGCAGACCATTGCGTAAAGATTGTTCTTGGTATCCTACACGAGTTTCAAACTCAGAAACAAAAGACTCATCTAATGCGTGAGCCTTTTTAGAAGAATCATCCAGTTGTCTCTGCACAGATTGAGCATATTCAAGCGCAGCTTTCTCACGTCTTTCAGCCTCACGCATTTTTGCGGTAAGCTTACTAATCCGTTTCTGCACACCTTCGCTGTAGGAATCTAACTCATCATCAGATGTTTTTGCAGATTCTTCTACAACTTCTGCTTCTACAGATTCTTCTTGAGGTTTTTCTTCTTTCTCGATCTCAACTTCTACTGCGTCTTCTTCAAAAAGCTCGTCTTGGGCTTCTTTTTGCATGGTTGGCTCCATGGGTTAAACGTGCAAAATATCTTCGGGGTCATTGATTGTGGCGAGAATTTCATCATCATTTAGCAGACGCACCTCACCACCTTCAATCTTGAAACGGCTTCCAGCATATCTACCAAAAATCACCCAGTCACCTTCTTTACACCAAGGTTTCCAGTCTTTAGTAGCATCTAAAGGGTCGCCAAATTTTTGAGGGTCTTTGTATGCAAGTGGGCCGACTTTAAGTACAAAACCACAAACTGTAGCAAGTGCTTCGCGTTCTATCGCTTGGTCGGGTAAAATAACACCGCCTTCGGTTTTCTTCTTACCCTTGAAAGGTAATATCAAAACACGCCAGCCTGTCGGCTGTGGCAGTTTTTCTAAGGCAGGGGTTTCAGGCGTTTTTGCTTCTTTAGCTTTTTGTTTGGCTATATAATCTGGTACGAGAAGTGTTTTACTCATCTATATCTGACACCTTTTTTAGCAGGTCTTTAAGATCCTGTTCAGTTTGTGCAAGTTCACCGAGACGAGCTCGGAGTTCCTTGAAGGCAGTGAAGTCCGTTACAGCACCGTGACAAATGGTTTCCTGTATTGAACTTCTCCGTTCGCGCATCATCTTAAGCATATTCTCATAGATGTAAAGGTCATTCGCCATCATTCAACGCTCTCATGCGTTTTACGAGGCGTTTTGCCCTATTTGGCACTTGATCATGCCAACGGCTGTCAACCATCTCGTCAGCAGCACGATTCCAATCTCGTGCGTCTACACCAGCCTTCATACCCTTAAATTTAGAAAGGCGAGGCCTACCCATGTTGAACATCATGTTGGCGATGATAAGTTGGCATTCCTCTGGCAGCTCATCAAAGTCAGAGTACAAAACTTTACACTCATCCAATGTAGAAGCGATATCAAGGCTAAATACTTGTCTTACCCGTTCTTCATCAACAGGGGTGCCAACAGCCTGACCATACTCTGGGTCTTGTTGTACTACAAGGTGACCGATGCCAAACGTCGGCAACCCCAAATGATCGAGATACACTTCAAACTTGCAGCCCTCATCCTCTGCAAGTTCTTCACGCAATTTATCTTTATTCATTTTTTCCTCTTACTCGCCGCGCCACCGCGTTTTTTAGCAGTTCGTGCAGCGGCTTTAAAATCTGCTGCGCTTGGTGCGCCTTTTTCTCCGGGTTTCCGCATACGCTTACCGCTTTTTCTCCGGTTGTGTATGTTTCTGTACAAACTCATTTTGTTAACCCTTTCGCTTTCTCAAAAGTCCGCATACCGCCAAGGCCCAACATACCCATCAAAACCGTAAGCAAACTACCCATATCAAACTCGGGGAGTTGTTCTGGTGTAATAGGTATCGCAGGGAACGTCATCATCGCAAACACCACTATCGGGTGTAGGATAAAATGATAAGCAAGAGCAACACCACAAGTCCAGCCGATAAAAGGTCTCCAACCCGCAACGAATATACTTCTGTGCTGAGCTTCTGCTTTATTAACTTCCACTTGAGCCATTGCTGACTCATGTGCGTGTTTTTCAGCCATTGTAGCAATTTCATGAGCTAACTTCGCTTTCTGATCTTTGTCCTCAACAAACTTATCTAGCAGCCCTGTAACGGGGCCGATCAATGCTTGAATCATCTGTCATATATCCTAACTGTTTCGGGATCTACCGTGCGGGGTACACAATAAGCTGTAACCCTATCTTTTGGGTCAATATACATCAGAGATCTATAATTACCATACCGCTTTACTAATTGACTCGCATACCAATTACAATCTCTGATTGATCTCCAGTACATATTCCCAGACTCTAGTTTGCGGAACTCACCTGTGCCTAAATACACAAGTAACAAAAACACATCCACGGTCATGTCTACTCGCCTTTGTGTTCATGCCCCATCCATATTCCAAAAACGCCAGTCATTACGCCCATAACCACTGAAACAAACGCAGATTGCGCGGCTGTCGGCTGTGGTAAAGACATAAACCATTCAGCACACCGCCAAGACATAGCGGTGCTTACCAACATCATAAAACGTGGCAGAACCTTCCACTTTAGGAACTGTTCAACAGTTATCACCTAACACCTCTGAACTTAGTCCCCCGTAATGCGCTTCTCCCTCCCCGTGAGATGCCAGCATTTGTAGCTCGGTTGCTGGTAGCATCCATGACAGCTTCGCCGCCTGAGGCGAGCTTGACGCCCCTACCTTTAAGGATATCTGCCCGAGTAACTTTGCCATCGCCTGTAAGGTCAGGAAACCCACCTTTTTGCATTTTCATTCGGCCACCTCCTGCCTTCTTTTTCCTACCAGTTTTGGAATCATAGCCAAACTCGAGGAACATCATTTGTTCTATTTCTTTTACCTTATCATCATCGCCAGCGGCAATGGCATCATTAAGCTGGTCTTTAAGTTGTGCTACTCGTTCTGACATTTTAGTCTCCTTAGATACCTATTTTGGGTGGTTGCGAACGCAGCATCCGCTCATTGTAAAGATCAAATAAAGTTTTGTCGGTAAGCGGGTCAGCAAACCCACCCATAGGCTTATCGCCCACTCTTTCCGGCATCGGGTTGTCGCCAAACATAGTAATAAGTGGCCTTGTATCAACACCTTTAAAAACTGATTGCGTGGGTGGAGTAAACACCCCAACATCTGATTGACTCTGCAGATAATTATCTATCTTGGCACGATTAAGATCTCTTGCTTTATCGCGCTCATACTGCTCCCCAAACATCCTATCCATACGAGCATCAAACTCTGCATCAGTCTCTGCGGCATAATCAGGAGGAACAGATGTTGGTCTTGCTGCTATTCTAGTAAAACCACTCGGTGAAACCGTATCTGGTTCAAATCTTATCTCAGGTATTATTGGTGCGCCTTGGTAATCTTGACGCCCACTGGAACGGATTTTTGGTACAGAAGGTTCCATGACGGTGGGTTTTTTTGGCTCTGGTTTTGGCTGTGAACTTCCAGCAAGACGATTGCCAATAGTCACTGCTAATTGTGCAGCTTTAGGAGCACCAAGAACCGTTGGTACAGCACTTAATATCCCTAATGGGGTATTTCTTCCCGGAACCACATTATCATAAACATTCGTTAAAAACGGTTTAGAAGTATCATACCCTATCGCTTTGAGTGCTTTATCAGCTACACTCGGTGAGGCTATGCCGAACGTTTCTTGTTTATCACCATAAACATTCGACAAAATATCTCTGGCATTTTTGTTTGTGTAACTATCAGCAAAAACATTCACGCCAGCATCAATATCTTGATTGATTTTTTCTACAAGCGCGTCAATACCTTTTAGCTGGTTGCCTTCTGTGCGGCTTCCTGGACCATCTTGCCGTCCTACTCCAGTGCCTCCGCGACTAGGTGGTGGGGCGGGGGCAGGGTCAGGGGGGCTACCAAACGCTTCTTGCTCATAACCCCCAGCATAACTAGAAGCCTCTGCTCCAAACCCTGCGCTTCCTGGACCATCTCTTCTGCCCATTATTGGCCTCTGTTTTGGTTTTGCTGCTGCCGTTGAAGAGCAATCTGCGCTCGCATATTGGCAATATCCTCTGTAGAAGCTATACGCTCACGGGCAATGTCAGAATTTTCTTGGCGAGCTTGTGCATCAAGCTGAAGTTTTTGTTGGTCAGTCTGGTTGTCCATTTGCATCTCACGCTCGCGCAACGCCAACTCTTGCTTCTTAATCTCAACCAGCGGGTCACTCTGCGGCTGTGGTGGCTGCTGTTGCTGGAACTCTGCCATAAGCTGCGCTTGGATTTGTGCAATAGCTGCCGCTTGTGCCTCAGGTGGCTGCT